AGAATACTAGACCAGAAGGTAAGTTCATTGGTTGAACGCTAACGAATTCTTTCGCTGCGATTTGACCAAATACCTTACGTACTAATGGTAAAGCGATTCCAGCCCATTGTTCACCTTGACCAGCTGAGAAGCTAGCTCCACCATTGTTAGTAGCGTTAGCTTCTACTACTAATTGCTTTGCTTGGTTTTCTAACATCAAAGCCATGTTATTGCGGTTTACGTCTTCACCTAAACCTTCTAGAAGTCCTGTCTTTGACCACTTGTTGGCTAATTTAGCCGCATCACTCTGAAGTGATTTCCATGGGTTAGCAGACTCAACTAATGATTGAATTGTATCCATAATTGTTTTTAATTGTTTTTAATTGTTTTTTACTTTTTAATACCCGCTAGTTTTTGCATACGAGCAAATGCTTCGTTTACTTCAACTATTGGTTGTTTTGGGGTAGCAGGCGTTATCGCTCTAGAAGCACTTCCTAATGATTCTTTAATTGGAGAAGGCTTAGTTGTTTTTGTTTTTAAGCTTTCTGTTAAAGTTTCAAATACAAGTTTAACTTCTTTTACATTTGTCGCCTTGTCAAATGTGTTTAAAACCTTTACTTTTTCTGATTCGGTAAGATTTTTAGCTCTGAAAATCTTGTTAGTATAAAGAAGTTTAGCGTTTAAAAGGTTTACTTCGTTTAACTCATTTCTCAATTCGTTAATTGTTTCTTCCATTTCTGTAGTATCAGCTCCTTCATTAGTTTCTTCTTTTTTGGCTTTAATAATACCTCTTAAGAATGATGCTGCTGCAATAGCTGGAGGTAAAGATGCTAATACACCTTTGATAACGTCTGTACTAGTTCCTAATACTTCAGCTGCTTTAAGCACTAAATCCATAGATTCTCCTGATACTTCTTTCACTTCTTCTCCTTCTTCCATTTCTTCCATTTCTGCTAAAAGTTCGTCTAGGTTAACTTCTTCTTCTTCAGATTCTTCTTCAGCTCCCATTTCCATGTCATCCATGTCCATTTCTTCTTCAGATTCTTCTTCTTCTTCAGATTCTTCACCTGCCATTAACTTACCAGATGCGATCATGTCATCAATAACTTGTGTTACTAATTCTTCGATTTCTTCGTCTGACATTTCTTCAAGCATTAGATCTTCATCTAATTCTTCTTTTTTCATGTCTTCAGCTTCTTCGATTTCTTCAGCTTCATCAGTCATTTCTAACTCAGCAAGGATTTCATCGATATTGAAAGTTTCTTCAAGACCTTCTTCTTCCATGCTGTACGTTTCTTTAACACTTTCTTCTTCTTTTACTTCCTCTTCTTCTAGCTCATTTAGCTTTTCAGCAAACATAGCTGTTAGTTGTGGAGTGAAAGCTTCTTCAAGTGCTAACTTTGCGTTCGCGATAGCTGTTTCTTTAATAGTTTTAGCCTCAGCGATTGCTTGTCTAAGCTCTTCTCTGTTCATTTGTCCTCAAATAAATTTTGTTTTGGAAATACGTTTAATAGGAAACGTAATAGATTTTTTTACGTGTAATGCTACATAAGAGATGTGGGTAGCATATTTGAATATACATATATCAATATTCTTCAAAGTCGCGTTTTGTTGAAAAAGAAATGCCTCACTTTTGTGAGGCATCAGTCTTAAAATACTATTTTAAGAGGGGTTAAAGTTTATTTAAAAAAAAACAATTATTTCTAAAAGTTTATTGTCTTTACGAAAAGCTACTAACATTATAACCTTTATTATTAATATTTGTTTTAAATTGTTTAAAGCTTTAGATATATTTTCAAAATATTATTTATACCACAATCTAGCTTTGTATTCTTCTTCAGTAATTAAACCTGCAAGTTTTTGCATTCTGATAAATTCTTCGTTTAGTTCATTTATTGGGTTTATTTTATATCCTATATATTTTTGTTTATCTTGAGGGTTGTAATAATCTACTTCAAAATAGTCATCACTGTATGATTTTTGATCATTTAGCCAGTTTTCTGCTTCTATTTCTGAATCAAAATATTGTTCTGTGTATGGAACTTCATCATAGCCATCATAAAATATTACTTTATATTTTTTCATATTCTTATCTTATTGGGCAAAATCCATTAGCACATAATATTTCTGTGATAATAGAGTTTACATTAATGTATTTGTTTGGATTATATCCTTTGCTTTCATTTAAACGAGCCATATAAGAACCTGGATTAGAAGGTGTTGAAACAAAATCCCAACATAATAATTCAAAATCATCTTGTACTTCCATCAAGTCACCCATTTGTTTTAATGAACCCATTCCACGTGAAGATACACCTACAGGAATATTATTTGCAAATAATGCTTTTAAAATATTACCAGATGGTGTAGGTAGAATCTCTATAGCACCCATTACATGATCTCCGTCCCACCAAATTTTCTTAATGTTGTGAGATACATTTTTAAGGTTGATGATAGAAGAATCTGGGTGATCTAATTCGCCTAATGCTCTGTTTTCTTTAACACTAGACATATACTTGTTTATTTCACGTTCCCATAAATCTTTAGAATAATAGCGACCGTTACCATTTTTTACCTCGGCTGTAGCTAATATTCCTTCTACAAGCATATTTCCACTATCAGCACCTTCTACAATGCGGGATGGTTTAGCGTTAAATAAACTTGTTTCTATTAATATTTGCTTATTCATTATCCTTCGTATTTTTGGATTAAGTGTTGCTCTAATTCATCTTTAAAACTAGCATATTCAGCTGGTATTTTTGCTAACACCGCTTCAACATTACCTAATTTATCATATAATTTTTCAGCTACATCTGTTGCTTTAGAAAACATTTCTTTATCTTCAGGTTTTAGAGCTTCATCTAAATCTCCTGTTGCTAAACGTTTTTTGAATTCACTATTATTCATCATAGCTCGCTTCCAATCATAATATTGTTGGCGATATTTATCTCTTTCAGCATAAGATAAACGAGTATCATTAGATTTTCTCTCTAAATCCATAGCCCATTCTTCTGAACCAGGTTCTAATTCATCTTCACTACTCATGTTTTCATTTAATACTTCTTTAACCATCTCAGAAATAAAAGCACGTAGTACTGATTCTTTTAAATCACCATATCCTGATGATTTAAATTTACCTTTAGCTTCTTTTGGAGTACCTAAACCAGGAACTTCTGTTTCATATCCTACTCCTTTAACTCCAAACTGACCATCTTTAACATAGTAGTTCATGTCTTTAGCTAAGTTTTTAGCTACAATTTGTCTTAATTCTTCAACTGTTTTACCTTCGTTTTTAGAATCACCCATTTCAGTGTAGAATCCTTTTAAAAACTCTTCACCAAAAACATTATCATAGTTTTTCTTATCCTTATAGTCGTAACCTTTTGTTTCCATGTCAGTTACTTCTTTGGTAGTTTCTTTTTCTTCAGCTTTAGCGGCTTCAGTAATATTTTCTTTAAAAATCTGGTGCCAATCAGGCGTTTTACCCTTAGTAACTATACCTCCGATGCCTTCGCTGATAATGCTTCTATTCTTTAAAATACGCACTGTATCCTCGTAAGTATTAACTGGAGATAGCATGTCTGGGAATAATCTAAAAGCTGTCTTTAAGAAGTGAGCTTTATTACCTTTACCTTCTTTAATAAGGTTATATTGTTCTTGTAATACTTTCATTTTTATTTAAATAATTTAATTAAATCGTCTATTAATGATATTGCTAAATCTGTTCCATAAATAGCTTTAAATTCAGGATTTTGTCTATAACTGTCTATAGTTTCTTTTTTAGCTTCTCTTATAAGTTCTATAAGTTCTTTTAATTTACCTGCTAATAAGTCAAAATCTCCTAAACGTCCAGCTATATATTTTTTAAGTTCTTCATTGTCAGTTTGTAAAGTTGAAACAAATGATTCAATATCAAATTTTGCTTCTTCTTCTTCCCACAATTGTTTAACTTCAATTCCTTTAGCTGCTTTGTTTAAAGCTTTTCTATTTACTGGTTTAAATCCTAACTTGTAGTAGTAGATGTTTTCAGCACCTTTAGCTTTTTTATTTGGATTAAAAGCATATTTTGTTGCTACACCTTCACCTGCACCAGTAGAAACAGAAGCGCCAGTACCTGTAGCACTGGCTTCTTTTATTTTTTTAGCAATTATTTCTCGTAATTTACTCATTTTGCCTTTTCTAATTCTTCTACTAATTGATAGTATTGAAGAAGATTAATTAAATGATCATCGTTTACTTTATCACTCTTAGTTAGAGGGGAAAGTAAATTGATAACTTCATTGATTTTAATTTGAATGGCTTTATCTGTAACTGAGGTGCTTAATTTATTTAAGTGTTCTTTAATTTCACCTACTTTAGTATTGTAGAATTCTTTTAATTTAGGAGTACTATCAATACCGTTAATGAATTCTTTTAAAACATTCTTTTGATTTTCATTTAAATTAGAGTATTTGTCATTGAATTTTTCTAACAATACTCTGTATGTTAATACACGAATGTCTTTATCTTGAGTTTTGAATTCTTCTAAAATATTTTCTTTAACTTCTTTCTTATCAACAGATTTTGAAGTTAAAAATTCTAAAAGAACAGTTTTGTTTTCTATAATTTGATCTGGATTAGATAAATTATCACTATTATATACTTCTAACAATGTAAATAAAGCAGCTTGAGCTTTATAATTAGGAAGTTTTGTTCTAAAGAATTCTTCTAAATTATAGTGTTCTTTAATTTCTTTAATCAAATTATACTTTTGTCTTCTTAAAGCTGAGCGATTTAATTGCTTAGAGCTTTCTACAATAGCACTTATTACTATGTCAGCTTTAGTTTCGCTAGTGTTAGTATTTTTAAAGAAACTCTCGTATAATTTGTATTCTCTACCTAATTCTGTTTTAGTAAAATACTTCTTTAAGATATCCATTGCTGGTGACTCAGCACCTGATAATGTATCAGCTGTAATTTGTCTAACAAGCAATTCAAAAAGAATTCCAGTATTTTTATACTTTGAATGTTTAATTGTCATTCCTAGTTGATATTTTGTCTATAAATATATATGAAAATGTTACTCTCGTATTTGAGATTCATCTAAAAGTGAAGAATCATCTTTTTTAAATACTAATTTTTTATCTAGTGATTCAAGTAATCTAGAGTTTTTCTTAGCACTTTCCATAGCTAATGGAGAACCACCCTTATAATTAGGTCTTATACTTGGACCCTCAGTATCATCTACTTTCATATCATGTTTACCTAATCTATCTCTACCAAAAGCATTTCCTTGAGTGTTGATATTAGATGCTTTTTCTTCAGGTCTTCCTAAAGGAGCATCTTTATCATATCCATCAGGAACACCCATTCCATTTCTACCTGCTCCATATAGTGCTGCCAAATCATGAGGTGTACCATATGATTTTCCTGATTCAAGTGGATCATTACCTTCATTTTCAATTTGTTTAAATCTGAAAGTACGTTTTTGATCTTCAGCTACTAAATCTCTATATTCATCATATTGGTCTTGACTTAAATGGAATACATTATCATAAATCCAATCTGTAGGTAATATTTTAGTTTCAATAATATTACGAGCTAAATCAACTTTTTCCTTCATTAACGCTATTCTTTCTTGATCATAAATGATAGAAGGTGTAGTTAATGATAATTCAAAGTTTGTTAATTGTTCGTTTCTGTACCCTTGAGTGTATAAGTGAACTAAAGCAATTTTATTTAATTCTGATAAAACAATTCTTTGTATTCTATCAATTGTACGAGCAAAACGAATATCTTCTGCTGCTAGAGTTGCTTTACCTGTTAAATCTTTTTCATAACCCATGAATGCTTTAGGTACTTTTAAAGCAGCAAATAATTTATCTCTTAAATAAATTACGTCTTCCATTCCAGTATAATCTAAACCTTTAGTAGGTTCAATTTTGGTAGTTGTATCATTACCTCTAACTGGGATATAAAAATCTTCTAATGAGTTTTGTAGGTTGTATTTTAAATTATACTCACCTGTTTGTGGGTCAATGAATGGAGTTCTTTTCATTGTTGAGATAGTCTTTTGCATAAAGTTTTCTACCTCATTTGGTGGAATAGAACCTACGTTAATATAGAAAATACGTTTTTCTGGAGCACGAACAATACGATGGATTAACATTGCATCTTCCATCAAGATGTATTGTTTGAATAATTTACGTGCTGGTTCTAAGTAAGAACGACCATATGGAAGATAGTTAACATCAGTAATTAATCTGAAGTGAGCCATCTCATAATTATCAAAATAAATTGTTCCAGCTTGTTTTTCTTTAGTATAAGTAGAAACCGCATTTACACCACCATATCCACCTGTAACACCTGAACTATAACCATCTGGACTGTATCTGTATCTTACTTCAGCTGGGTTTTTAGGGTCAATACCTTCTTCTCTTGATATGTGATAAGCAGTATAAGGTATAACATTATACACACCAAATTTTTCTGCTATTTC